TCGCCGCGGATGCCTTGGAGCATGGCCGGCATACCTGTGACGTCCTCCGCAACCTTCATTGCCCATTGAACGATGTTCATCAACTCGGCTTGGACAGACGGAGGTACGAACGCCATGAATTGCTGCCTCACGTCTTGAACGTCAGGCTCAGCGCGCCACAACTTGCGGCCAGTGATGGTGTAGCGGTTGTCTGCAGGCGTGATGCCAGCGCCAAGCACGATCTGCACGCCAGCGCTCAGGCCGGCGTTGTCCATCATCGCTCTGACGCCACCATTGAGGATGCGCTGCACGGTTCGGAGCTTGCGTGAAATGCCGGTGCCCCACGGCATACCCGGCCTGCGTTGCCACGCCAGCACGTCATACGGCAGTTCGCCGCCGTCCAGCACGTTGCGTGCCGCCTTTATAAGCCTGTCATTGACGATGACGGCCATAACCGGCACCTTCGGGAAATCGTCCTCTTCGGCCAGCCCCGAATCTTCCACGTCCTCTGTTTTGACAGTGCCGTGGAAGATCCACAGCTCGTATTGGTCATCGCTCTTGATGTACGTCCCGTCGCCAGCCTCGCGTGGCACGGTGGCGGTCTTGCTTGGCCCCTCTCGCACGGCTGCGATGATGGCCTGCCGGTCATAGCCTGGCATGTCAATCAGTTCGACAAGTTGGCGCTGCGATATGTACTCCAGCTCCCAACAGTACGAGCCGTGCTGGACGTTTTCGCCGCAGCCTCCGTCTGGCCAGAATAGCCACGGGTCCACGCGCTTGGTTGCTGGCTTAGTCTCGCTGACCTTGACGATAGCCTTGACGCCTGTTGCCGGGTCGATGCGTGACAGCGAACTGGTTGCCTTGCGCGGGAACGGTCCTTTGAGCACGCCCGTACCGATGCGCGCCGCGTCCTCGATGATCTGGCGGACCTCGCCATGCCAATTGGACTCAACCAGGTGATCGTCAATCTCCTGCTGCATCGCCTCGGCACGGGCTTTGTCGTCGGCGATCATCTGTTCAAGCGCAGCCACGTCGATTCCGGCCTGGCCATAAGCGAGCCGCATGGCCGTTGTGATCGGCGTCGGCTTGATTTCCCACGAGCGGTCGTCAGTCGGCAGCAGCTTCTCGGCGACATTCGCGCTGGCCGAGTCGACATACGGAGCCGTGATATTCAGGAAGACGACCGACCGATTGGCTTGAGCATTATCCGCACGGTCATTGGTAGCCCACCGCTTTGCATGGCCTGATGTCGTCGCCGCGTACATCCGATTGGCGTCGTCAATGCCCTGATAATGCTCTTCGTCCTCTGTCCACTCTTCCTCGATACCGGATGCTGATCGAGCGGAGATGGCGTCTTTGCGCTTGCCGAGCAGCGTCGTCAGGAAATTGGAGCGGTTGGGCTCTTGAACTTCGTCAGGGCCGAATTGTTGTGTGGCTTGTGTGTCCATCCTAGTACCCTATTTCTGAGTCGAGAGATTGCCATTCAACCGCTACAGGCGGCCTCTCGTCTGAATTCTGCATTTTGTCCGCGTTGATAGCTAGATAACGCCAAGCGTCGGCGCCGTGGCTGTACTCGTCATGCACTGGCGATCCTGGCTCATTGGTCGTTGCGCTGATCGAGCGCTTATATCGCTTCAGGCACTCAACAAGGCGCGCGGCCTTCTCTTTGTCGAATGCGGCCTGATGCAGCGCCATTCTTCCGGCCTTTATTCCAGACTCGACGGGGATATTCGGAGTGATTTTTACGCGACGGCCAAAGCTCTTGAGTATTTCTGCCGTGCTCTTGCCGGTCTTGAAATCCTTTGCCTTCCCGTCGGGCGGAATCCAGTCGAATCCCCAATTGAACCGGCGCTGCGCCAATTCTCCGGCGTACCAGTCAATCGTCTTGTGCGACTCTTCGATGTAATCAATGATCCTTATCTCGCTGCGAATGCGCTGGCACATGATGATGGTCATGGCGTCATTCCAGCCGAGATCCCACACGGTATGCACTTTTAGCCTCGGGTCATACGCCACCGAGCACACGCGGCCGTCCTGGATGGCTTTTGCGACCTCTTCGGCGTAGATCGCTCCTTTCAGCGCAAGCCGGCATTTGCCTTCCCAAATGGTCTGATAATCTTCTTTATTCGTGACCATGCAATGCTGTCGCTCTGACTCCAGCACAGAAGGGAACCACGGGTTATCGCGCCAGTTCATTTGCACAACAACTGAACCAGGCGGCGGCGATAATACGAAACGGGTGTAAGTGTCGTCGGTATCAAGCTCTGGGTTTAAAGTCACCCATATCTCGCTACCGTCTTTCCGAATGGTCGGAATCAATATGTCCCATGACCGTTTTGAGACTACCTGGCCCTCTTCAACCCATACTTTGTCGATGCCCTCGTATGATTTTATGGATTCGACCGTTTGGCCGCTCAATCCGGCGAAGATAAACTCGCTGCCGTTAATCCCGCGAATCTCGGTATCCAATACCTGAAAATGCGCCCCGGCATTAAGCAGTTGGATTTGATCGCTGAGAAGCTTGTGGACTGAATCCTTGATTGATTTCTGTACTTCGCGAGCACAGAGGATGCGCTGCTTTCCCTGCGCCGCATGAATGATCAATGCGCGAGCGAATCCCCATGACTTGGCGCTGCCTCTGCCGCCGTGCGCTACCTTGTATCTATGGGGATGGAACAGGAATCCAAGCTTTGCCGGGTGATCAACTGCCGGCATTTGGCGACTCAACTAGGTGGACTGTGATGTTGTTCAGTAAACCGGTGTGCTCAAGCTTGGTCGGTGCGTTGTATCCATTCATTTCATTGAGCACTTTGGTTGCAGCAACGATGTCGGCCTTCCTGTCTGATGTCTCAATCACATCAATCAGAACTCGGGCCGACTGTTCCCTAGACCAAAGACCAATCTTATCTACCTCCGCGCGCAATACGGCGATCCTTTCCTTTACCATAGGATCGTTGCGAAGCGTGCTTGCCCTGCTCCACGTATACGGCTGGCTCCATTCTGTTGAAGTATCCGGATAAGCATCACGCAGCGCGCCTGAATAAGTCATGCCATTTGCAATGTTCTGGCAGAACCTTTCAATTTGCGGAGTAATCGACTTAACCGGATTTATCGATGGCATCAAACCGCCCTATACAAAAAATATCGTGGATTTTTCATCTTTCCTGCCTCGAACTGAACCAAGCCATCCTTGCGCAGCATCAACAGCGCCCAACAAGCCGTTGGATGCCTCAGCCCCAAATCTCGCCTGATGTCCTGCTGCCGCCTGCTCTTGCTCGCATCGCTGCGCAGGTAATCGAGCACTCGGCGCGGTATCGGAGAAAGCCGAACCTCCCTGACCGGACGGACCATGCCAGAGGCAATCATCAGCTGACCGACGAGACTGCAGCAGTCCATACACCATGCCCTTACGATTGACTAGCGCAATCATGCCATGCTTGGCGATAGTTTATAGCTATGCTAATGACGCGACTTCCCGAAAAAAATCTCCCGCACCTATTGACTATCCTGTACAGGCATGTACAATGGAATCAATCACCAACCAACCGACAGGAGCAAGCCGTGATCATCACCACCTACGAGGAAGCCTTAGCAGCAATCGGGGCGCCAGCATCGGAGATTGAAGTAGCCGAGTGGGACGCTGCAATCAAGCCGACTGGCCACATTATTTCGCCAGTTAGGTACTGCGGTGTAGAGGGCGCAATCCTCGACCGCCAAGCTGCAATTTTGTTTGAATAACCAGGAGCAAAACCATGATCACAGTATTTCAAACACGCGGCTGGCTTACCTATGTCTTGCTGCCGCGCCCCAAGTACCTCGGAAGCTTCTTCAGCGTCGAGTCTGCTGAAGACAAGCTCGGGTCGTTTTTCCTTCGCAACTGCTGCGAAATCCAAGACTTCTGAATGACTCAGCCCGAGCCCTTCCACGAGGGCTCCAACGGATTCACTCACAACAGGAGAAGCGCCATGACTGCTCAAGACAAACCACTAGAAGTTACTCGCACTGGTGGGTGGCTTATTTTCGGACTGAAGCAGACCACCGAGGCTAATGTCCAGGCAAATTACTGCGGCGCAATAGATGCGTCTCCGTGGCTGCCAAACGGCGGAGCAGGAAAATCAATCTGCCGTGACTTTATTATAGATTTCCCGTTAAGTTCAAATAGCCGCTGATTCGCTACGCGGGTTCAGCGGCCGAAACCTAGATAGGTTCAAAGCCGATAGGCAGTGAACTCACAAAACACTTTATCACAACAGGAGAAGCAACATGAACACGATCACCATCAAAACAAAACTACATGATGGAGTTTATGTTTCTCAAGGCGGCGGGAAAGTCGTCACCCACTACGAATTCACGGCAGGACCGAGAAATCTGGTCAAAGCCATCAAAACGCTGCACTCACACAAAAAGGAAATTAAGGAATGTTTCGGCAACATCGGCTGCGGTCACAGCTGGATGGAAATCAACGGGAAACAGGTCAACATCTACGATATGGAAGATGTGATGAAAGATGATGCAGAAGCATTCGGCCCAAACGCTCCGGCAAGCATGATCAAAACGCGCACCGAAAAGGCTCGCAAACTTCTGGACGATTACGCCAAATGACTACCACCAAACGCGGCGGATACCGCGAAGGTTCCGGCTCCAAACCACACCCACCGGCCGAAGTAGCGTCAGTTCGCATCGTGGCAAACGTCACTCCGGCCGAAGCCGAAGAATGGCAACGTCGCGGCAGAACTACCTGGCTGCGCGCAGAGCTTCGCAAGCTTGCCGTCCCTGACAACCAGTAACCAACGGCGCACAATGCGCCATCAGATCAAGGAGAGAAGAAATGAGAAAATATGTAGTGATAGACGCCAACTCGTCGTATTTTGACGAAAACCTGCAGGAGTTCGATTACTCCCGCGGCTTCGTGGTCGAGGCAGCCGACCAAACAACGGCCTGCGAACTGGCCAAGGAAGAGGGATTCGACGGGCTGCTGTTCGCGGCTGTCGCCATCAACCAAGCGCAGTCGAACGGCGCCTGCTGATAATCAGATCAAGGAGAACACCATGACCAACACCGCTACCGCCATCCGCCGCATACTTCCAAACGGGCAGGCAGACTGCTCAACCCTGCGCCGCGTGGCTCGCGTGCTGGGCGTCCTCCAGTGGGAGGACACAAACGAACGCGGAAACGTACCAGAAAGATTTGGGGTGCACAACACCATGGATCTGCTACCCGTACCAGATGGGTGGATGAGGGTGGAGTTATGACAACCAAAAACGCAAACGCTAGGGCCATCTGCGAATCAAGGTGGGCCGGCAAGGGAAACACTCCGAAAATTGACCCTTGCGACGGATGCCCGCTTTATAGGCCGTGCGTCAAC